GTAATCCAGGCGGCCTTGTGCCGCCTTTCTCTTTTAAGGAAATAATATGGCAACACGCAAAAAATCCGCAGACGAAGACAGTTTGATGACTCCTGCTAATATCAGCAAAGTTATCCGCCTACTCGAGCCTACAGAAGAAGGCGTCAAGCCTATTACCAAAAAAGATGCTTGCCAAATCCTAGGCATGAGCTATAACACAACTCGTCTTGGCACAATCATTGAGGACTTTAAAAAGACTCAGGCTCGTAATGCTGAGCGGCGTGCCGCACTACGAGGCAAACCAGCCAGTCGTGAAGATGTTGTTTATATCATATCAGAGTATCTTAGTGGTGAGACTGTGGACAGCATTTCCAAGATGACTTATCGCTCACCCACATTCATCAAGAATATCTTAGAGGCTAATGCAGTGCCTATTCGTGTGCCTGGTTCTACCTACTTTAAGCCCGAACTTGTTCCTGAGGGTGCAGTTCGTACACGATTTAAAGTTGGCGAAGTAGTATACTCCGCACGTTATGATAGTCTAGCTCGCGTTGATACCGAGACACTTACTACAAAGTATGGCTATATCTACCGTGTGTGGCTAATGGCTGATAAATGGTTGCAGTCGGCCAACCAAGAAGCCTATGAATTGGCAAGTCTAGAACACTTGCGTGAGCTTGGAGTACGTATTTAATGGATGATAATATTCACTATAATAAGGTCATTGATGAAAACATGGAAAAAGGTTTCCAGATTCGGTTAGTAGTCAATGAGTTTCGTGATGTAGAGTACATCCAGCTTCGTAAATACTTTTTAACATATGAGGGCGAATGGCAAGCCAGTCGTGAAGGCATTAGTGTGCCTGCAACCATTGAAAACATTTATGGTCTACTAGACGGATTGCTTGATATATGTGCCGAAGCTGAAGGCGAAGATATTATCCGTCATTATGCAGCTAAAATCTTAAAGGACGAACATGAGCAATCTACTAGTTAACATTCGTTTTGGAGCACGACACTTGCAAATTAGTCGTAAATTTCCTTGGCTAATAGTATTTAAAAAGAACCCTTACTGGTGGGAAGTCAAACCTGAAAAATGGTTTGAAGTCTATCAGTTCTTTGACTAATAGAATTAAAAAATTACACTTGTCGTTACGACCCTAAACTGTTATAATTATTCTTTAAAGGAAATAATAATCATGAAACCAACAATTGCAATTTTTATTCACGATCCACAATGTGAAACCGAATGTGCCTTGGGCATGATTGATGGGTTGGTTCGTGACTTTGACATTCGTACCTTTGGCCTTGATAATCTCATGCCTAGTTTTTTGGCACAATTTGATGCTGTGTGCTTTCCAGGCGGCATGGGTAATAGTGAGGATTTCCACCAAATCTTTGAAGATAAACATATCTGGACAGTTCAAGAATATGTAGCAGATGGTGGCAAGTACTTTGGTATTTGCATGGGCGCATACTGGGCAGGGCCGCACTATTTTGATCTGGTAACAGAACTTGAAGTTGGTCAGTATATTGAGCGACCAACTGCGGATATTGACTATGACGGCCCAACAGTTGCTGATGTAACTTGGTTGGGCGAGTCCGAAACCATGTACTTTTACGATGGCTGTACCGTCCTAGGGGACGACATGGACGTTGTTGCTCGATATGCAAATGGCGATGCTATGGCCGTTATTCAGGGTAATGTAGGTGTAATTGGTTGTCACCCAGAAGCCTTGGGTTGGTGGTATGATGAAGGTAATATGCCCGACTACTACGACCTCAAGCACGCACAACGCATGAGCAACTTTTTACAAGACCTGATTAATGACTAAAATCGAACAATTCTTAGACTCGGCATCAAAAGCCTATTACGCAGGTAGTCCCTTTATTACTGATGCACAGTTTGATCGCTTGGCTGATTCAGTTGGGTATAATGCAGTGGGCGCTAAACAACACTCTAACAAGGAAAAGCATCTGTACCAAATGTACAGTTTGCAAAAATACTATGAAGACGAAGGTACCAGGCCTCTGGAAGGGATTCAATCTATTGCTGCTACTGTTAAGCTGGACGGGGCAGCTATTAGCTTACTTTATGTTGATGGTTATCTTGTTCGAGGTCTTACCCGTGGAGATGGTATCGAAGGTCAACTCATTACTGACAAGCTTTTAGCAAGTAATCTAGTGCCTCATGAAATTCCACATTGGGGCGTAATTCAAGTTACTGGTGAGATTGTTGCCCCCATCAACATTGAAAACTCTCGTAACTATGCAGCAGGTGCACTTAACTTAAAAGATGTAACCGAATTCAAAGCTCGTGCACTGAGTTTCTTTGCATATGGAGTTCAGCCTAGTCTTACTGCCACATTTAATCACGATATGCAAGAGTTGCAAAGCTATGGCTTTGGAGTGATTATTGAATCTGATTTAGATAAAATCTTTCCTTGCGATGGTCTAGTGTTTCGTGTTAACGATAATCAACAGTTCTATGACTTGGGTTATACTGCAAAACATCCACGCGGTGCTTATGCCAAAAAAGAACGAGCAGCTCACGTTGAAACAAAGTTACTTGATGTTGAGTGGCAAGTTGGCAAATCAGGCAAAGTCAGCCCAGTTGCTATTCTTGAGCCTGTGTATATCGGCGATGCCTTAGTTAGTCGTGCTACACTCAACAATCCAGGTTTTATTGAAATGCTGGATTTACGAATCGGAGACACAGTAGCTGTGATTCGTAGCGGTGAAGTAATACCCTGTATCTTGCATAAGGTAGATGCATAAAAATTTTTGGTTGGACAAGTTATCCCTCATCTGTTATAATATACGTATGAGGTAAAAATTATGACTTGTGGAATATACATATTAAGATTTAATGGGACTGACAGGGTTTATATAGGGCAGTCTCTGGATATAGAAGATAGATTTATAAAACATAAAAGTGCGTTTAAAAGATCAGTAGCTGCCCCTAAACTGCAAAAAGCATTTGATCAGTATGGGCTGCCAAATCTAGAGATTTTACTAGAGTGCAAGAGTAGTGAGCTTAATACTAGTGAAAATGATGCGATAAGCATTTTTGATGCCGTTGATAACGGATTCAATACTCTTAGGGAAGCAGGCAACCCTTTACTATTTGGTGAGAGAGTTGGTACGGCCAAATATAGCAATGAGCAATATATATCAGTTTTACGCTTATTAGTGCAAAAGAACCCTACACTAAGCAAGCGTGAAATTGAGCAAATAACTGGCATATCTATTTATACGATAAGACATATAGCCGCTTTAGAAAGTCATTGTTGGTTAGCTGAGGTATGTCCCGATTACTATGCGGAGTTAATTTGTATAAAACAACAACAACCATACTATACAGGTAAGCAATATCCACCTATAATGTCACCAAATGGTACTATACACACCGTTACTCATGTAAGTAATTTTGCTAGAGAGCATGACCTATTACAGCCAAAACTTACAGAGGTATTAAAAGGTACAAGAAATCATCACAAAGGTTGGACATTAGTACAGGATCAAAAATTTTGACTTGTTGCGTGCTACTTAAAGCTGTATAATACATATATAAATTGATAAAAAGCCATGAAGATTGAAATCCCAACCACTTGCCCTTGCTGTTCATACACACTAGAATTGGTCAACGATCAACTCTTTTGTCGTAACACGGCTTGCGATGCTCAGCTTTCAAAGAAAGTTGAACATTTCTGCAAGACTCTGGGCGTCAAAGGCATGGGTGCTCGTACAATTGAAAAACTTGGCTTGGCTGATATCACTGAGCTTTTCTATCTTGACCTAGATCAAGTTGCCGAATCCCTGTCTAGCCGGACAATGGCAACAAAACTGCTCAATGAAATTGAAAAAGCCAAACAAGCAGACTTGGCTACAGTTATCGCCTCGTTTTCAATCCCCCTAGTGGGTAACACAGCCAGTAAAAAGATTTGTAGCGTAGTCCAACACATTGACGAGATTACTGCTGAAACCTGTAAACAAGCAGGTTTAGGCGTTAAAGTAACGGAGAATTTGTTGACTTGGCTACAAACTGAGTTTCAAGAAGTAAAAGAGTTTTTACCCTTTTCTTTTACTTCAACAAAAGTTCCCTTACAGAGTGGCGGAAAGTCCGTCTGTATTACAGGAAAACTATCTTCATTTAAAACAAAATCAGAAGCCTACAAAGCATTAGAAGAGGCAGGTTTCAAAGTTGCGGAAACAGTAACGAAATCTACTGATTATGTTGTTGATGAAGATAATAAGGGCAGTTCTAAACGTAAAAAAGCCGATGAACTCGGTATTACAATTATCCAAAATCTAAACACTTTCTTGAAAGAAAAAACAAATGACTGAAAAAGCTAAAAAATGGAGTGACGAAGCCACTAACCAAATGTTGAATATGGTTAACGGCGAAAGCCCTGTATCCGCAGGCACTGTTGAGCAAATTGCCGAAGCCCTTGGCTTCACAACCCGATCAGTTGCAAGCAAACTGCGTCAACTAGACCATGAAGTCGCTTCAATGGCTAAAGAAAAAACCAGCGCATTTACCCTTGATGAAGGCGATGATTTGTATGATTTTGTTACTGCCAATGAAGGTAGCTACACATACAAAGAAATTGCTGAAACCTTTGCTGATGGTAAATTCACCCCCAAACAAATCCAAGGTAAGTTGTTAGCCCTTGAATTAACTGGTAGTGTTAAGCCTGCTGAAAAAGTTGAAGCTGCTCGCACATACACAGAAGCAGAAGAAGCAACTTTTGTTAAAATGGCTGATGCAGGTTCTTTTATCGAAGAAATTGCTGCTAAGTTGGGCAAGTCCGTTGCCTCAGTTCGTGGTAAGGCTTTGAGCCTGACACGTAAAGGCCAAATCAGCAAGATTCCAGCACAACGCGAATCTCATGCTAAAGAGTCTGTTGATCCAGTTACCGCTTTGGGTGCTGCAATCACAACTATGACTGTTGCTGAAATTGCTCAAGCTGTTGACAAAACTGAGCGTGGTCTGCGTACATTGCTAACACGCCGTGGTATCAAAGTTGCTGACTATGATGGTTTTGCGAAAAAACAAAAAGCAGAAGCCAAAGCTGCTGCTAACTAATTTTTAATTAGTGTTTATAGACGTAGAGATTATTTATCTCTACGTCTTTTTACTTATTTTTATGACTACAATGGATAACTCAGGTATATACTGTATATATTTTGACCAGCACCCTAATGAATATTATATAGGTAGGTCAGTAAATTTATATGTAAGATTACAAGAACATAAAAGTGCTTTAATATCTAATAGACATATAAATAGCAAATTACAAAATTATTATAATAAATATGGTATGCCTAATTTTGAAATATTAGAATACGCAATACCAGAAATACTAAATAAATTAGAAGAACAGTATATATCTGAGTTTAATTCCTATAAACACGGATTAAATTTAACAAATGGTGGAGATGGGCCAGGACATGGCGAAGCCGTACATTCAGCCAAACATACTGAAATAAATTATATATCTGTATTAAAATATTTAGCAGATACTAATTATTCCTGTGCAAAAATATCAGAAATAACCGGAGTAAGCAGAGATATAGTCAAGCATATTTCTAGCGGGTATGCACATGGGTATCTTAGTACATTATGTCCTGAAGAATATATCAAAGTAAAAAATAAAAAATATACTAGAGATAATTCTGCTGCTTCTAAAGGTATTAAATACCCTCTTATTAAGTCTCCGGAAAATATAGATTATTTAGTAGTAAATATACATAAATTTTGTCAAGAACACGGTTTACAGCCGCAAAATTTACATAAAGTTTTAACTAGACAAAGAAATTCGCATAAAGGCTGGAAACTAGCATGAAAGTAAAGATAACATATCACGACAACGAGTCATTTACTGTTGAAGAAGTAGTAAAACAGGCTATGCATAACTACGGTCGTATGGCTCAAGTAGAAGTTATGCCAGAGTCTACAATGGCTTATGACTACCTATATTTTGGTATACAACAATTGGTTACGCATGAACAGCTAAGTATGCTTTTTGACAAGGATTCTAGCTATCAACAAGACATTAAGAAATTGCGTGAGCAGATTCTTTATAAAGTAACAGAAATTATAGATCAAGTAATAATTGATAATGAATCTAGGGTAAGCTAATATGGATGTATCAGCCGTTGTTCTCAATAAACTGCTAAGCGAGCAGAGCCTGGATATATGGGCAAAGCTGAAGCTGGTGTTTTTAGACCCGGCTTACTCTAGTCTATATTCTATCGTTAATAAACACTATGAACGCTATAATGCACTTCCTAGTTTTGACGATCTTGAGCTTACACTACGAGAAGGTCCAGCAGCAAAAACACTAGCGACCCTAAAGCTCACCGAAGTTCCAGAAGTATCAGCAGAGATTGCACTTGATGCACTTATTGACCAGTATACTCAGAACGAAACCGTAAAATTATTAGATAAATTCGTAGACAAATTACCGCTTTACGACTCAAATGAAATCAAAGATAGTCTTGCAACTATTGCAATGACAATCGAAGAAAAAACACATACCAGTGAAAAAGTATTTACCATGTCTGATATGCTGTTATTTCAGCATCCTGAAGATATTGCCAAAGAACGAGTATTCTTAGGACTTAATAATACATTCGATGCCGTACTTGGCGGTGTCGCACGACAAGAATTAATCTTTATTGGGGGCAAACGTGGTTCAGGTAAATCTATTACCAGTTCCAATATTTTTGTTAACCAGTATGAAATGGGCAATAGTTGTTTGTATTTCTCAATCGAAATGACTGCTCAAGAAACCAATCAACGTAACTTGGCTATTTTAGCCAATGTTAACTTGCAAAATTTAAAACAAAATAAACTAACAGATGACGAAATCTTACGAGTTGTAAAAGCCAGAGCAAATATGTTTGTAGATGCTGAAGAACTTGTAAGTGATTATATGCGACATCGTGATCGCTTCAAATTTGAAGAAACCTTAGTGCGTAACTTTACACTTAAACCTGATAATCAAATGGTAATTGTTGATGATCGTGATCTAACAATTGGTGCTATTGACTTACACACAGGTAAAATGAAAGCTAAGTTTGGTGACAAACTAGCAGTAGTTGTAGTTGACTATGTTAACCAGATTAAAATTGAAGGAAATTCGCAATATGACTGGCAACCCCAAATCGAGGTGTCCAAAAAACTTAAAAACCTTGCACGCAAGTACGAAGTGGTCATGGTCTCACCATATCAAATTGACGCTAGCGGGGAGGCACGTTTTGCAAAAGGGCTACTCGATGCCGCAGACATTGCACTGGTTATGGAAGCACACGATAAAGACCAGCAAGCAATTTCCTTTGAAACGACTAAAATTCGAGGCGGCAAGGAAATGGCCTTCACTTGTCCCATTGATTGGGATACCCTACGCATCTCGCCACAATCTCTTGATAAGCCTGCATCAAAAGAAACGATCAAGAAAGCTGGCAAGACTAATAAATCAGATGTAACACAGGACGATGGTGGATCTGATCTACCTTGGCATACATAGTGAGCGATCCAGTATTAGAACTAATTCAAAAGAATGGCCTGGCCTTTACTGTGTCAGGCCGCGACTATTTAATAGGTTGCTTAAACCCAGAACATCCTGACTCTAACCCTAGCTTTCGAGTAGACCGAGTTAGTGGTGTAGCTCACTGTTTTGCTTGTGGTTTTAAAACTAATATCTTTAAATACTATGGTGTTTTTACTAACCCTGTTCCACTAAAGATTGCAAAACTAAAAGAAAAGTTAGCTGAGATTAAGGCTTTTTCACACAACTTAGAAATACCTGCTGGAGCTACACCATATATCAAACCTTTTCGTGGTATATCAGCTCGAACACTACAACATTTTGGTGCGTTTTATACGTTTCAAGTTGAGAAATTAGTTGACCGAATTGTATTTCCTATTACAGATGTAACTGGAAGAACTGCTGTTTATGTAGCTCGTCATACCCTAAGCAACGGCAATCCCCGATATGTTAATTATCCTAGTGGAGTTACAATGCCACTATTTCCTGCACAACTACCCCAAGCCGCAAAAAGTTTGGTAATTGTTGAAGGTATCTTTGATATGCTGAACTTGTATGACAAAGGACTTACTAACGTAACTTGTGCTTTTGGTACTAACACACTGCAA